CAATAAGCGTAGGTTTTCAAACAAGCGGAGCAATTACTTCTGCTGCTTAATTCAGGGCTAATTACTAAAAGGAAAGATTTGTGACGTATTCCGTTCCTGGCCCAATTCGTACCAACATTACAAGTTCCACCAGTGTAGGTGGTTCTGATAGTCCATTTACTCGCACTCGTGCAGTGATGGACATGGTAAAGGGGTGGGAAATTATGAAGGCCGTTACGAATGGAACCGAGTATTTAAGAGATAATTCGGAAGCTTTTCTTCCTCTTGAGCCACGGGAGGATTACACAGCTTATTTATCTAGGGTCAATCGAGCAGTATTTTCACCATATACGCAGCGATTAATTAGAGCAGCAACAGGTTTAATCATGAGGAAGCCTATTACTTTGATAGGCGATTCATATTGGACTGATGTTTTTGCAAAGGATGTTGATGGATGTGGGTCAGATTTAGATGAGTATGCGAGAAGGGTGCTTATTTGTTCTTTGACTTATGGTCAGAGTCATATTTTAGTTGATTATCCTGCACCAACAGGGGCATTAAGTCTGGCAGAAGAAAGAGCGCAAAATAGAAGGCCATATTGGATAGAAATTGATCCAACGAATATTTATGGTTGGAGATTAGATCGAGAAGTCAATTATGGCAGCTTGATACAGGTGAGAATTGCTGAAAAGGCTGTTGTACCGTCAGGAGAATTTGGTGAACAGGTCTTTGATCAAGTCAGGGTGATCGAACCAGGGAAATTTAGTATTTACAGGAAGGTTTCACCTAAAAAAGATCTAATTAATTTGGAAGATAGTAGTTATGCAGGTAATTTTGATGGCCCAGAGAATGAAAAAAACTATGAATTAGTGGATTCTGGGGAGTTTTCTTTAGGTGAAGTACCTTTAGTTAGTGTTTATTCGGGTAAGACTGATACTTTGACGAGTAAGCCACCTTTATTGGATATTGCTTATTTAAATTTGGCACATTTCCAGCGTCAAGCTGACTTAATTCATAGTCTGCATGTTGCTTCTCAGCCAATGTTGGTCTTAGAAGGTTGGGATGATCAAACAAAAGACACTGTTATCAGTGTTAATTATGCGATGGCAACGCAACCTGGAAATAAGGTGTATTATGTCGAACCAGCAAGTAGCGCATTTGAAGCTCAGACCAATGAAATACAAGAGTTGCAAACTCAGATGGCAACTTTAGGAATTAGCACGTTATCTCAGCAGAAATTTGTAGCAGAATCAGCAGATGCAAGACGGTTAGATCGTGTTGATACGAACTCTATGTTGTCGATGGTTTCTCTTGAGTTAGAGCAGAAATTACAGAAGGTGTTTAATTTATCGGCTAATTATTTAGGAATTGAACCACCTGAAGTCAAAATTAGTCGTGATTTTGATATTGAAAGGCTAATTGGACAAGATATAACAGCTTTGACCTCACTATTTGATCAAAAAGTCATAGATAGAGAAGAATTTAGGGATATTTTGGTACAAGGTGAAGTTCTACCCAATGCAACCGAGACTGAAGCTGATTAATACACTACAATAGTAGCGAAGAGCATTTATTTACTATGCCAATCGAAAAAATGAGATTTGAGGACTTAAATCCTCCTGCTTGTCCACCAAAACCAGCAAAAAAGAAAGCTGTCATTAAAGATGAGACAGTTGAGACACCTAAAACACCTGTAACTGAGTAATTATGATTGAAGAAAGAGTTATTCAGCAGGAGTCCGTGGCTCCTGAAGAACAGCCCGTGGCTACCCCTGAAACTCCTACACCACCTGCTGCACCTGAAGTTCCCACAGTTCCTTTAGCTGAATTTGAAGCTTTAAAGCAACAATTAGCAGAAAAGGAAAAAGCGTTCCAAAACGCTAAAAGTAAAATAGGGGAGTATTACGATGATCGTAAAAAAGCCTTAGAAGATCAGGGTATGTATAAGCCTCTTTGGGAGGATGCAAATAAAACAGCCCAGGAAAAAGATAAACGGATAACTGAGTTAGAAACTGAGTTAAAGACAGCAAAAGAGCAAAAGCAAATGGAGGCGACACGCACTACAGCGATGTCTGCTTTAAGTAATGCTGGAGCTATTAATGCAGGTCAAACATTATCACTTTTGCAAGATAAATTGCATAAAAGCAGTGATGGTAGAACTGTTATTTTGAATGGTGGAGTTGAACAGGACTTAAGTACTTACGTTAATAACTTGAAGAACCCTGGAAGTGGATGGGAACATCATTTTAAAGCTAGTAATGCTGCTGGTATGGGTGCAAAACCTAGTCCAACATCTAATGTTGCTCCTGGGTCTGAAAACCCTTGGAAGACGGGCAATTTAACGCAACAAATGTTATTATCCAATCAAGACCCTGATTTAGCAGCCGTGCTGCAAAAAGAGGCATCTCAGTAACATCTAAGAATCCGTGATTCAAGGTTGTTATTTCTAAGTCCGTGGCTTAGACAAGCACATCGTAATTTTAGAGAGGCTCAATGGCTGCTCCATTTCAGAATTACTCTGGCGGTGTTCTCTTAGCAGACATCGTAAAGAGAAATAATCTGGCTCGTTATGTCCAAGAGGCAATTAAAGAACGTAGCCAATTTGTAAAAAGTGGTGCTGTTGTAAGAAACAGTTTCCTTGACGCTAAAGAAGGCGGCACACGTATTCAAGTTCCTGAGTTCAACCCTGTTGCACCTACAGAAGAGGTGATGACTGGTGCTGCTAACTGGGGAACCTCAACTGCTGGTTACTTAACACCACAGAAGATCGGTACAGCAACACAGATTGCTTCTATCGTTCATAGAGGTTTTGCATACGCTGTAGATGACATTGCAATCTTGGCTGCTGGTGAAGATCCAATGTTGGCTATTCGTAATCAGTTAGCTGATGCAATCAACAAGTTGAACAACGCTCGTTTGTTCTCACAACTTGCTGGTTTATTTGGAACTGCTCTTTCAGGTAACGCACTTGATGTTGCTAAAGCTGCTGGTTCTGGTGCTGCTGAAGCTAACTATTTAACAGCTTCTACAATTGCTCAAGCTCGTAATAAGTTGGGTGAGCGTGGTGAAGAGCCAGATCTTTTGGTTGTTCATCCAGCAGTTGCTTACTACCTATATCAGGTAGGAATGTTAACTTTCTCTACCGCAGCACTCACCGCTTCAGGTGCAGTGACATGGGGTGGCGGTGGTGTTGGCATCGGTGCTAAAGAAGTTGGTCAATTCGCTGGCTGTAAAGTCATCGTTGACGAAGCTGTTAACACTGTTGCTCCTGGTTCTTCAGGTCACATCACTGAGTACTACTGCTATCTATTGAAAGCAGGAACCATCATGGAAGGTGTTCAGCAAGATCTAAGAATTGAAGCTGATCGCAACATCTTGTCTAAGCAGAATGTACTTTCTGTTGACTATCACACTGCGTATCATGTAATGGGTACTAAGTGGGTAGATGCTGGAGACAACCCAACCAATGCAAACTTAGCGACTGCTAACAAGTGGGCTGCTACTTATAATGTTGATTTGATCCCTGCTGTTCAGATCACTGTTAACACACCATTGGATACAACAACTATCTCTTAATCTATACTTGGATTGGAGAGAAGTCGAAAAGCCCTCATCATTTATTTGGTGGGGGTTTTTTATGACGCTACAATATAGAGGAAATGTATTTTAAGTATTGTGGCTGCAACAATAATTGCCACGTTGAAGTCTGCAACAGCTAATAGCTATGTGACTTTAGCTGAAGCAAACACTTATTTTGAAACCGTCCCAGATTCAACGACTTGGGATAATAAGACTGATGATCAAAAGAATCGAGCATTAATATCTGCTACGAGATGGATTGATAGTCTTAATTTCTATGGTGATCGTTGTGATGACGGGCAAGCATTAAAATGGCCTAGAAATAACTATGAAGTTGATAATGTAGAACTTGCTTGTACTGCGATTCCTTCGAGTATCAAGTATGCACAGTATGAGTTAGCAGTGTCGTTAGCAAATGAGACTGATGCAATGACGGGAAATAAAGGTACTGACGGTAATATAGAGGAAGTAAAATTAGGCGAAATGGAAGTAAAGTACGCTACACAAAGTCAGGGTACGGGCACGGTAAATAATATTTTTGATGTCTATCCGTGGCTTCAAAGTTACTTAGGTGCTTACTGTTTAGGTGGTTCGGGTAGCTACCAAGTTAGAACTATAAGAGGTTAATCATGGCAGGAGCATTAGACACTTTATTCAAGAATGTAGCTAAGCAAGTTGTAGCTACTTTAGGAACTTCTTTAGACACAAGTATTGTCTATACAAGGAAAGCCGCAGGTACATACAACGTGTCTAAAGGAACTTTAAATTCTGTAGACACAAATTACTCAATAAAAGTTCCGATAGAGTTTGTTAATTCTATGGAAAACTCAGGATTTCAAGAAAATACCGCACGGCTTTATGTAACTCCCGACTTAAT